TAAATGGCTTCTAAAAAAAACAGAAGCAGCTTGTGAGGCCATCTTAGCACGCTCACCACCTGGACGGCAACCGCCATCTTTTACAACCAGGAGGCGCGTTATGCGTATCAACCACCCTATGCAGGCCGTCGATGGCTTCACCGTCCATGAGCTATTCCCTGTTTTCCTCGAAAGCGGTATGCCGCTGTATCGGCTCCGTGCTTTGCTTGGCGGCGCTCCATCCGAGCAGATACTATCAAAGATGCTGCGCGGTATCTGTGCCATGCCTGCCGAGATCGAAAAGCGGATACGGGAGGCGCTACAGCGATGAGTCACCGGAATATCGCCATGCCTTCAAATACTGAAGCAATCGTGATATCATCGCCAGAAAGCAAGAGACCGCCCGATGCTTGGCGGCGAAGGCGGTCTCACAATGCTGTGCCGAGGCGACTCGGCGTCTTTTGCTATGTGGAGTCTACCATAGCAGAGGCGCCGTTGTCATCCCGGTTTTAACTTAGGAGACAACGTATGCAGCAAGAGGTAATGCAAGACCCGGCAGGCAAAAAGACTCTGCGCGAGAGCGTCGGGCGAGCCATCGAGACCGGGCGCCGTGAATATTCGTTAGAGCCTGCGCCGATCACCGCGTTAGACTTCCCCGACCCGGTGCTGCTCGATAAGCCGACACTTCCCGAGATACCCAGAGGCATCTTCCCTGACTGGCTCGACGATCTGATTGACCGCGTAGCGTATGCGACAGAGACGCCTCGGGAGATGGCCGCAGGCTCGGCATTGTTCGCGCTCTCGACGGCCTGCCAAAAGACATTCACCGTTCGCGTAGAGGATAGATATTTTGAACAGCTATCCCTCTTCGTGCTCATCATCATGGAGTCAGGCAATCGCAAGTCTGCAATATCTGGCGCGTTCACAAAGGCTATCGAGGATTTTGAGCGCGAGCTTGTGGAGGGTGCGTTAAGCGCTGCCAGAAGCGCAGAGTCTACCAATTCCATTCTCAAGGCGCGCATCGACGGCCTAAAAAAGCGTCTTGCCAGTGGCGGCAAGCTCAAAGAGTGCGATCTTAACCAGGCGCGAGATGAGATACAGCGGCTTGAGAGCGAGCTAATCGACATCCCGCCGGTGCCGCAATTGTTTGCCACTGATGTTACGTCCGAAGAGGTCGCTGTGCTCATGAGCCAAAACGGCGAGAAGCTGGCGCTCATCGCAGACGAGGGCGGTATTTTTGAGACCATGAGCGGCAGGTATGGCAAGGGGATGCCCAATTTTGACGTCTACCTGCAAAGCTACACGGGAACCCATATACGCGTTAATCGCCGATCGAGCGCACCAATCAATCTGTATCATCCTGCGCTCTCGATGTGCGTTTTTGCGCAAAACGATGTGCTGTCAGGGCTCGGCACAAAGGCCGGATTCCGAGGCCGTGGGCTCGTCGGGCGATTCCTATACTTTACGCCTCAATCAAAGATGGGATATCGAACCGGCCACGAGCGCAACGACCCAAAGGCCAAGGTGCCGCATCACATCCAGGCCGCGTACGACGATAACATCCGATCTCTGCTAGATAAAAAACCCGCCACTGGCGACACTGGCACGCATCCCCACGTCATCGAGCTCTCTGATGCCGCGTATGACGTCTGGCGCAGATACATGCTCAGATACGAGGTAACGATGAGGCCGGGCGAGCAGCACGAGCAGATGAAGGACTTTGTGGGCAAGCTGCCAGGCAATGCCGTGCGCATCGCTGGTGTGCTGCATTGTGCCGAGCACGCGAACGGATCACCAGAGGCTCATCAATTGTCTGCCGACACAATGACCAGGGCTACGAGCATCATGGACATCATCGCCGTTCATGCTCAACAGGCATACGGCACCTTTGGGCTTGACCCTCGCATCGAGGATGCACGCCGAGTCTGGGAGTGGATCGAGCGATACCAGGCCAAGGCCGCCACAAAGCAGACCAGCGCCAACATCATCAAGGTGCATGACATATTCCAGGGGCTCAAAGGCCACTTTAAGACGATGGAGCCATTAGAGGACGCGCTTGGTGTGCTACGCGAGCGGTTCTACATCGCAGACATGGCGAGCGACGGCAAGCGAACCAGGGGCAGACCGCAGGTGCGCATCATGGTCAATCCCAAGGCATCCCGGCAGAAGATAAAGTGAGTGTTGATGCTGCTTTGCCGAATTTTGGGAATATTGGGAATATGATATCCAAAAGCCTGATATCTCGGGAACGTAGGTGTAATCAGGGTCTGGGCATTTTTGGGAATATTGGGAATTTTGGTCTTACAAAAACGATATCAAAAACCAAGAAACCCGCAAACGTAGACCAGTAAAGGATCTCATAAAAAAACATTCTATTTTTGGTACTAGAGACCTGTTCTCTATATTCCCAAAATTCCCAAAATACCCAAAATTCAGGGGGAAGCGCATCAAAAGGGCATCACGGAGGTGCCCATATAAATACCCAAAAATGACCAAAAATACCCAAAAATACCCAATAATCAAAAGCCTCTTACCTGCCGGGAGGGTCACATGCTTGTAAACGTGCGCGACCTGGTGGCGGCAGACGGTATACAACTACGAGCTGAGACACGCTCAGAGCTCTCGGGAATGTGCCCGGTATGCGGCGGACACGATCGGTTCAGGGTCTGGCCTGGCGAGGGCGAGCAGGGCAAGTGGATGTGCCGCAATTGCGAGAGGCACGGCGATGCAATCGACTATCTGCAATATGCGCACGGTATGTCATTCCCAGAGGCTGCACGAGCGGCAGGCCGGTATGACCTGGCGACGGCAGACGATCGAGACCTAAGAGCGCAAGAGCGCCAGTCACGAGCGCCAGAGCCGCCAACGTGGGCACCATCAGCAGAATCATTCCCTTGCCGGGAATGGCAGGCAAAGGCCGGGGCTTTTGTGGCCTGGTGCCACGAGCGATTGATGAGCGATGCCGCGCGGCTCGATTGGCTGCGTGAGGCTCGTGGTCTCTCGCTCGACACGATACGATCGGCACGACTCGGGCACAATCCGAGCGACCTATACCGAGATTGCACACTGTGGGGGCTTGAGCCTGGCGGCAAGCCAAAGATGCGGCTGCCTGCCGGTATCATCATCCCCGCGTATCGAGGTGATGAGATCATCCGCGTACGCGTGAGGCTCGACAATCCCAAAGAGGGCGACCCGAGATATTGGGCTGTCAGGGGCTCATCACTGGCGCCGCTCATCGTCGGCACCGAGGCAGATACCGTGGTGGTCGTCGAGAGTGATCTTGACGCGCTGCTCGTGGCGCAAGAGACCGGGGCATCCGTCGTCAGCCTCGGCTCTGCGACCGCCAGGCCGGACGCCGCTGCGTATGACATGCTGCAACGTGCTGGTGCCGTGTTCGTCTCGCTCGACAGCGACGAGGCCGGGGGCAAAGCTGCCTGGCGCTGGTGGCGCACGCACCTGCCGACGGCAACGATACTGCCGATACCGCCAGAATACGGCAAGGATCACACCGAGGCATACAAGGCCGGTATGAGCTTGCGCGACTGGCTCGACATCGGGCTTGAGATTAGAGCCGGGGGAATGGCCGCCACTGATGAACAATCCGACGCTGCGCCGTCCGACTCGACAGCCTTTTTACCTGCCGGGAATGTCGAGCCGCCAGAGGCTCACCAGCGCATCGAGGACGAGCAATCCGAGAGAATGGCCGCCACTCAGATACAGACCTCACCACGGGCATCTAATGCGGAAGTATCGAGGAAGCCCGTTCCTGCGCCGGTTCGCGGTGCTGGGCCGGCCATCACTCCACCATCCGACCATGCCGACGTGGTAAGCGAACGGGCTGCAATTCTCGAGGGTGACGGCGGCATGGCCAGGGTGCCGGCGGAGCGCGAAGCCGTCCAGGAGGTCGGGCCGTGTTTCGTGTGCGGCGGCGGGCGCTTCTGGGTAAGCCGCTGGGGCGTGGTCAACTGCATGGCTTGCCACCCTCCCGCCGATCCTAAGCTGATCGAAAGGAATATCTCGATCCATGTATGACAAGAACGAATTGATAACGTGGGGCTGGGGCGTGTTCCCGTTGGTGGCGTTGTGGTTCGCGCTGTCGTGAATCACGAAAGAAATGGAAAAGGGAGATTCAATATGGATACGAACATCATGGACCTGGACAACGAGATTCACGGAGACGATCAGGCTTCCGACCCTGCAAAGGAAGCGCTTGACGCCATGTTGGCCGCCGTTCTTCGGGGCGATAACGCCGGGGTGATGAACTGCCGCCAGGAGTTTCACAAGGCGACGCGGGAAATGTGTGCGGCGGCTATTGCCGACTTCGAGGCGAGAATCGAGGGTCTCAAGCGAATCGTTCGAGACATCGACGCGGCGGAAGGCTTGCAGCACTGACCACGACGGCCGGCCGGGGGGAGGGGGCATCGAATCCCTCTACCCCTCAAGCCGGAGACCGTTGGGTGGAACCAGATTTTTATACGACCAACTAAAAAAAGGGGGGCATCCTATGCCAAGACGGAAACCTACTGCTATGAAAAAACTCTCTGGAACACTTCGGAAGCATCGCACCAACCCGAACGAACCGACATACCCCGAGCTGGGGGCCGAACCGCCGGCGTTTCTCGACCAGGCGGGCCGGGACGAGTGGAGCCGGTTATTCCCGATGCTGACGGATCGGGGGCTGCTGACTGCCGGAGACGCTGCGGCGTTCTCGGGCTACTGTGGCCAGTATTCGATATGGACGGCGGCCATGGAGGCGGTGAAGCGGGAAGGGCTGGTTATCACGCTTCCGAATGGTGTTCTCGCTCAGAATCCCAACCTTGCCATTGCGACGAAGGCGTCAAAGGAAATGCGGGCGTTCCTGGTGGAGTTCGGGTTGACGCCGGCGTCGCGTTCGAGGGTGGAGACATCCGCGCGAAAGGACCTTTCACACAACCCGTTTGCCGACGTTGACCCGTGGGCAGAGTTCAAACGATAAGCCTGATCGGGCCGAAGGCGCTCACACCATTCCGGTGTGGGCGTGTCAGCCGTAGATACTGCCGCAATTATTAGCCTCACTTGAGGCTAATTATTCAGGCAATTTTGCTATGCCGGCGCAACCTCCACCGCCGGTCCGTTCGAGATGTAACGGCCGCCACCCTCTTTCATTCTCCCGTTGCTCTCCACCGCCGGGCCGGTCGGCTCTATCGCGCCGTCCGATCCGGCTTGTGTCTGCTTGTGCTGACCCTCTCGAGCTGATCGACTCGAGGAACCCGGACGGGGCCGGGGCGGACGTGCGGAACCCGTCAGGGTGAAGCCGTGCCGACGCGGAACCGGTAGGGTGAATGGGCCGCGATGCTGGGGGGCTGATCCGGTGGCGGCCGGTTCCTGTCCGCCGTCGTGGTAAGCTGGGGCCGTTCTTTTTGGGTGGCGGCCGTGGGCAAGCCCGGCGCTTATGGCATACAGGAAGGCATACGGGGACATTCTTGGAATCCGCGCGTCCTTTATTGATCGGCACCTTGACGGTGGACCTCGAATAATGTCACAAAATGACAAAGATACAACAATGATGTGCCGGTGGTGTGCATCATCGAGCGAACCGGCGCCGCTTACATCTCGTATCGGCGCAGGCGTTGCGGCTCGAACAGATGAACCACGAGACGCTGATACCATGACATGCCTTCGAGCGGATCGTGCTGCACCTGGTCACGAGATATCATTCCCCTGACGGGCTGAGGCGGTGCCAGGCGCAGACGTAGAGCGTCATTTTCGAGGCGCAATGCTCGAACCTCATCTACCAGCACGAGCACCGAGCGGCATACCTCATCGAGCCGAGCCATGAGCGCGGCATTGCTTGGCGCTGGTGCCTGGCAGGGAAGAGGTTTTACCGTGGCGACGTTGGCGGCGGCGCTGATGCTCTGCTCCGTCTCGCTCGAGGGTGGCACCGTTGTTATTCTGGGGGTAACTTTGGGGGTAACTCGCAAAGTATCGACAGGATAAATTCTTTGCCGATGCTGGTTTGAGTGGGCGCTTTTGGTAGCCTCCCCTGCTACCGCAGGACGTTACAAGAACGTCCGACACTCTCCGAAAACCCGCCTAACCAGCGGGTTTTTTCATTCTCACCGCCTTATATCTCGTCTTGCCGGGTCCGGCACACCTACCCCGAGAAACAGTATCGAGAATGCCCTCGATGCGGGCTGAACTTTCCGACGATGAAAATAACGTAGTATTTTTACTACGCTAAAAGCCGCGCCCCTATTGCGTTCCTTGCCCGAGAGAGGAAGAATGTGGTGTAATAGCACCCGCAACGTTAGAGGCAGCATCGGCAGCCGACAACGGGGCAACAAAAAAGCGGCAACCGTTCAGGACGGGAGCCGCGTGCTACAAATGGCCTCTATCAAAAATAGAAGCAATATCGTGAGGCCAACTTAGCACGCTCACCACCTGGACGGCAACCGCCATCTTTTACAACCAGGAGGCGCGTTATGCGTATCAACCACCCTATGCAGGCCGTCGATGGCTTCACCGTCCATGAGCTATTCCCTGTTTTCCTCGAAAGCGGTATGCCGCTGTATCGGCTCCGTGCTTTGCTTGGCGGCGCTCCATCCGAGCAGATACTTTCAAAGATGTTGCGCGGCATCTCTGCCATGCCTGCCGAGATCGAAAAGCGGATACGGGAGGCGCTGTCCACCATGAAAAAAGTATCACTGTCCTGAGCCGATGCAGCGATGAGTCACGCAGACACCGCCATGCCTTCTAATGCTGAGGCACTCGTGATATCATCGCCTAAATGCAAGAGACCGCCTGTTAGCTTGGCGGCTTGGCGGTCTCTAAATGCGGTGCCGAGGCGACTCGGCGTCTTTGCTGTGAGAGAATTGTATCACGGCAGAGGCGCCGTTGTCATCCGGCATAAAAACAAGGAGACAACGAGCCATGTTTGATAGTCCATCCAACGGGAACCCGGCAGACAGAGAAGCGCTTAAAGCGCAGATGATGCAGACAGCCGAGGCCGGGCGCCAAAAATACGCGATAGAGACACCCGACCCCGTTCTACTCGACAGGCCGTTGTTGCCAGAGATAGAGCGAGGCATTTTTCCTGCCTGGGTTGACGATCTGATAGACGCGGTGGCCTACTCGACCGAGACACCTCGAAGCATGGCCGCTTGCGTTGCTATCGTGGCGCTGGCGACGACTTGCCAGAAAAAATACGTCGTCGAACTGAAGCCGGGATACATCGAGATACTATGTCTTTTCATTCTCATCATCATGGAGTCAGGGAACCGAAAGTCTGCTACATACGACGCATTTTTTAACGTCATCTGCGCGTATGAGCGCGAACTCGTTGGCATCGCAACGCAGGCGAACGCTGCGGCAGAGTCCAAAAACTCAATTATTAAGTGTCGCATAGATGGCCTCAAAAAGAAGCTCTCAGCCGGTGGCCTCAAAGCGGCAGAGATGCAGCATTACTCCGACGAGATACGCGCGTTAGAGGGCGAGCTCATCGAGATACCTGCGCTTCCTCAGCTATTGACTGACGATGTTACATCTGAAGAGCTCGTGCGCCTGATGAGCCAAAACAACGACAAGATGACGCTTTTTGCTGATGAGGGCGGTATCTTCGAGACGATGGCAGGCCGATACAGCAAGGGTATCCCGAACTTCGACATATACCTGAAGAGCTATACAGGAAGCGAAGTTAGGGTAAACCGAACGAGCCGCGCGCCTATTATCATGCGGCATCCAGCGCTATCTATGTGCATATTCGGGCAGCGCGAAATATTGGCCGGGCTCGGCAACAAGCCGGGCATGCGCGGAAAGGGTTTGTTGGGGCGGTTTTTCTACATCCTGCCAAAGTCCATATTGGGATACCGGAGCAATGATACCGGCTCGATACCGCCTCACGTGCAGGCTCAATATAACCTCAATATTCGCAATATGCTCACCAGAGAACCGGCAAAGGGTTTACTCGGAGAGCACGAGCATATACTCAGAATGTCGTGCGAAGGCCGGGCAATATGGCACGCGCACCAGCAAGGCATCGAGCACGGCATGAGACCTGATGGCCGGTTCGAACTCATGACAGACTTGGCGGGTAAACTCCCAGGGCAAACCGCGCGCCTCGCTGGCCTGCTGCATTGCGCAGAGCATGTAGACGCCTCGCCCGAGGCCGTAGAGATAAGCGCGGAAACGGTAGCACGAGCGGTAAAGCTCTCTGACATCCTGACGGCTCATGCGATGCAGGCGTATAACCTGGTCGGCACCGACCCGAGAATAGAAGATGCTCACCGCGTATGGGGCTGGATAGAGCGCCACTGTGACGGCGATGCAAAGCCGGTGAAGGTGCGCGACATCTACCAGGCACTTAAAGGCCATTTTAAGACGATGGAGCCGCTAACGGCTGCGCTCGATGTGCTTCGAGAGCGCTTTTACATCTTCGACATCCCGAACGAGGCGAAGGTTGGCAAGCCATCGCCAAAGGTGCAGCCGAACCCAAAAGCAACCCGGCAGGGGAAAAAATGAGTATCCATGCGCGTCTCGTGAATATTGAGCGGATATTGAGAGTATTGAGGAATATTGGGGTTTTTGGGGCAGTCCCCGCTAACGCTTACCACGTCATGCATTGCGGGGTATTGAGGATATTGAGGATATTGAGCATGCAAAACGTAAATTCATCCGAAAATGTCAAAACGCCTCAAACCCTGATGGATACTGAATCTATAAAAAAACACCTTAAAATTCGTATAAGGGAAAACATACTCAATATCCTCAATATCCTCAATATCCCCAATATTCAGCGAAAGCGGCATCAGAAGCTCGAAAAATTGGGCAGGGGAAATACCCCCAATATTCCTCAAAATTCCTCAATATGTCCTCAATATTCAAAAGCTCTTCCCTGACAGGCGGTGTTGGTTATGCTCGTGAATATCCTTGAACTGGTAGAAGCTGATGGTATTAAGCTGAACCGCGTATCAGGCACCGAGTATGCCGGTGCGTGTCCTGTCTGCGGTGGCACCGATAGGTTTCGTGTCTGGACTGACAGCGGCAACGGTGGCCGGTGGATGTGCCGAGGCTGCGAGACTCACGGCGATACCATCGACTACATGCAGCACGCTCACGGGATGACGTTTCATGACGCTGCAAAGGCAGCCGGGCGTCACGATCTGGCGACAGCCGACGCGCGCGACTTGCGAGCGCAGAGCAGATACGAGGCACGACGACCGGCACCAGCGCCGAAAGCATGGATACCGAAAGCTGCATCACTTCCCTGCCAGGCATGGCGTGATAAGGCGCTGGCGTTCATCACCTGGGCTCATGAAAAGCTGATGGCCGATGCTGCACGCCTGCGATGGCTCGAAGATGAACGAGGTATCAGCATCGAGACGGTGCGCGCGGCTCGGC